AAATACTGTCCATAACTCGCATATGAGCGCTTGCCAGTGAGTTCCATCGCATTTTGACATAACCACAAGACCATTTCAATTCGCTATGTAGGTGATGCTCTGTAGGCCATCGCTGAGTTGTTTTGCATACATCTCGAAGCACTCCCCAATATAAATTGTGATGAGGGTTCGATCTTTTGCCTGTCGAGGTTAGATTAAAGAAGCTACCATCTTTGAAATCTTCCATTCTCTGAGCATCATATTTAGTGATGGGCAATAACTGCCCACCCTTAAACTCAACTTGTATCTTAGACATTATCCCATTCGTTCCCATCAAAATAGCTGACTTTACGGTTTCGAGTCTGATAGAATCCATCGTACTGAGGGAACTCTTCCATAAACTTACGAGCGTAATGGCTAATCCATCCATCGTTAAGTTTATATTCGGCTGCAACTTCTCCGATAGCTGTATCCCATCTCATGCGATGAAATACGGCCTTTGCTGAAAAGTATTTACGCCTCACAGCGACTTGCATTGAATAGGTGACAAATCCTTCCCAGATATGAGGGTTTTCTTTGTCGAATAGCTCAAAGTTTTCCGTTGTAAATTCTCCGTTAGCTTTCATTTTTGCTCTCCTTAAAATGGTATTTCGTCATCAAAGTCTTGATTAGTATTATCAGAGTTCTCACTATTCTCTGATGTATCCTCGGATTGATCCTGAGTTGTTACTTTACGATCATTCCAGAATTTAATGTGGCTTGCTCGAACATTGTGAAATGTTCTATTTCCTTTCTCCTCAATACTTAGAGATCCAGTCACTACGACTTTCGTTCCTTTCTGTAAGTATTGTGCGATATTGGTTTGATACGAGATACAACTAAACCAGTTTGTTTTTTGATTGTCTCTTGAGCCTTCTGTAACCGCGACAGAAAAGGTGATAAACTCCCCTTTCTGGTTCGATTGAACTTCAGCGCTTTTACCGAGATTCCCTGCAATTGTAATAACTTTCATAATCCTAACTCCAATTTCTTTTGTTCGTAAACTTCTTCGACATATTGAGCGACATCACTGTTCGTAACGTATTTTTCGCTCCATCTTCTCCATTGTTCGATAGCTTCATCTAACGATATTTGACTATCGCAGAATTTAAAACCCTTTCGCCACTTCTCTATGGCTCTCCTCATATCTGGCTCTAAATCTCTTAACGATTGTGCTAAGTTAAACTCATCGGCTTCGTCTTGGCTGTAAACATCACCATGCAAACCAACTAACTTTAATATTACTCGGTCTTTGGCTCGTTTCTCTGCCATTGCAAAGGGGTAAGCGTTTTTATTGTTGTATGGAGCAGCTTCACCAATAGACCACTCTGATGCGTCTTTCATGTGGCCTGTGACGCTTAAAACCGCATACTTTTCCTTTACCGAGCTTTCGATAATCTTAGGCTCGTCAAAAACTATACCGTTATGAGCAGCTATCTTTTCGCAGGCTTTGTGCAATACGACAGGCGTTCCATGACAATCCCATGTAGCTTGGCGCTCTGTTAATTTAACTTCTTTTAATAATTCTTGTAATCTCTCAGGCAGTTGTTTCATTATTACTCTCCCTACTGCTTATTTCTTTTTGTTTGTCGGCTAACTGTCTTACACGTTTAAGCTCTATTTTTTCTGCATCTTTCTCAGCATCATTATAAACCTTGTCGATGGTTGATTCTAAAATACCAAACGCTCCAACAGGAAACATTTCATGTAACGGTATTTCGTCACCTAATCCTTTTAAAGTATGCTCAAGAATAGTTTGAGATATTGCTAATTTAATTACTGCTCTTGATGGTCTATGACTCATTTCTTTCTCCTTTTTGCTAATATCGGTTTACAACTTTTTATTTGTACTGTAAAGCCTAAATAATAATTTAGTAAACAAAGGATGTAAAAATGGAAGTGAGAACAATACTAAAGCTCGATGATATAAGATCGATGCTCCAAGATCGAAACTTGACGAAAGTAGCAAAATCGGCAAATGTTAGCAGACCAGTGCTTTATCAGATAATGAGAGGTTCAACTGATCCTAAGTTTTCTACGATAGAAAAGTTATCTGATTACTTACAGAAGTAAAAAACCCCCAGTAATTAAACTGAGGGCTTTAGCAAAAAGAAGAAAACAACTGTGAGATATATTTTCTTAACTAACGGAGTAGTCAAACAATGAGTAACCTAGTTTCAAACCTAATACAAACTAAAAAGGTTGGCTCACTCACTAAGAAAGCGATCCTAATGTATATGGCTGACAAGGCCAGTGACGATGGAAGCGGTATATGGGTGAGCAAATCAAATATGGCGGCTGATCTCGAAATGACAGATCGGGCTGTTCGAATACATATAAAAGATATGATAGCGATGGGCATAGTATCCGAATCAGGTCAGCGTCAATGCAGATCAGGATATACAATCGATTACAGTATAAACCTTAATATTATTCATGCTCTACAGCCTACCAGATCTACCCCTGAACGAGATTCACCCCTGAATGACATTCAGCCCCACCCCTGCATGACGTTCACCCCTACCCCTGAACGAGGTTCAGGTAAACCATCCATAGAACCACCCTTAGAACCATCCTTATTAAATAATAACTATTTTGATGAGTTTTATTCTGAGTATCCTCGAAAGGTAGGAAAAGGAGCAGCAAGAAAAGCATGGGCAAAGGCAATCAAGAAAGCTGACGTTCATTATATTATTAGCTCGGCAACTTGTTATGCTAAGACTATAGTTGGAACAGATCAAACCTTTGTGCCTCATCCTGCAACTTGGTTAAATCAGGAACGATGGGAAGATGAATTAAAAGTAGATAATAACAACGAAACCTTTAATATATTAACAGAGATGGGATTGAACTACGATGCGTGAGATAGAACTAAAAAACCGAACTATGAAAATGCTTGCACGATTAAACGCTCCTAGAGCAGTGACAGGTAACGCAGAAGCAGCCAAAAGCGAAGCTGAGTTTCTATGCAAACGAATAAACGGACTTGCCCCTTCTAGGCAAATCAATGAATGGTTTGATGATTTCGAGGAGGCTTTGCTAGGGAACTTGGAGACTCGATCATGGCCTACAGCAAAACAAATTAGCCAAGCCGCAAAAGAAATAGCTCCCAAACGTCCAGAGTTTATCGACTACACTCAGAGCAAAGGCTACGAGCCAAATGAGCTTAAAATAAATGCGGAACGTATTAAAAGAAACGAGGATGTTGGAGAAAGTTATATAACAGGAACCTTTGCTGAACAGATGGTTAGAAGTGGTTTAGTTACTCAAGAACAGCTAGAACCATATAAAAAATATCTTAACCATTGGAAAAAGAATTAGATTATGTTAGACTTTAATTGGACAATACATATACTCCCTCCCAGAGTGACAGGTTTTTACACTGCTTTTTTTCCGCCTGTCCTTTTATAAAGTACACTGCCCTGCGTTCTTGCGTGGGGCTTTTTTTTAACTATAATAAGATAAACCGACAAAGAGATTATTATGGAATGGCCTTCAGACAAAGTTGAACGAACAAGTATTAAATCAATTACTCCGTATGCTCGGAACAGTAGAACCCACAGCGATGAACAGGTCGCACAGATAGCGGCAAGCATCAAAGAGTGGGGTTTTACAACGCCCATTTTAATAGATACCGATGGCGAAATCATAGCAGGACATGGCAGACTACTGGCTGCCCAACGGCTTGGCCTCGAAGAAGTGCCGACAATGACAGCCGAAGGATGGTCGGAAGCACAGAAACGAGCCTATGTCATCGCAGATAATAAACTCGCCCTCAACGCAGGGTGGAACGATGAGATGCTAAAAATAGAGCTAGACGGACTCAAAGAGTTAGATTTTGATCTGGATCTGGTAGGTTTTAGCGATGAGGAACTAGCCAAGTTACTGCAAGAGCCTGAGAAAGAAGGGCTTACTGACGAGGACGATGTTCCCGAAGCACCAGAGAAACCTATTACTGTCGAGGGTGATATTTGGGTTCTATGCAATCACCGACTTATGTGTGGCGATAGCACAAGCATCGATGCAGTTGAAAAGTTAATGAATAATCAAAGTGTTGATTTGTTATTTACAGATCCACCATACAATGTTGCTTTCAATGGTCGAAGCGGAAAGCACGAGGTAATTAAAAACGATAATTTATCAGATGTAGATTTTGCAAATTTTATTGATGATACAATAGCAACAATTCAAGCACTCAATCCAAAGGCTTATTATATTTGGTGCAACTGGAATTTTTATGCAATTTTGCAAACTAAACTAGAATACAAAAGTTGCATCGTATGGGCTAAAAATGTTTTTGGAATGGGAAATGGCTATAGGCATCAACACGAGTTCTGTTTATTTAATGGTAAATTAGACGAAGTTATTAAGAATGAAACAGACTTATGGTCTATTAAAAAAGATACTAATTATGTTCACCCGACACAAAAACCTGTGGAGCTATCCGTTAGAGCGTTTGGAAATCATATAAGGTTAACCAATGTTTTAGATTTATTTGGTGGATCTGGATCGACAATGATTGGATCAGAGCAAACAGGAAGAAATTGTTTTATGATGGAACTCGACCCGAAATACTGCGATGTAATAATTAAACGATGGCAGGACTTCACAGGTAAAGAAGCAGTAAACGAACAAACAGGTAAAACCTATGCAGAATCAAACCAAACTAATGAGCATGGTTGAGGCCAGTTCAAATGTCTTGATAGGATATATTATAGCAACTGCGGCAACTTATATTATATTACCTTTACATGGTTATCAGATAACAACACAAAAGGCACTCTCGATTTCTTTGGCCTTTACTGTTATATCATTAGCAAGGTCTTATATATTAAGAAGGGTTTTCAATAGGTTTTAATATGGCAAAAGGTGAAGCAGGACGACCTGAAATAGAACTAACAGAAAAGCAAATTGATGAAGTAGAAACACTTGCAGCAGTTTTATCAACAGGAGATATTGCTGATTATTTCGGTATTGGAAGAACAACTTTCTATGCTTTAATGGAAAGAAATGCTCATATTTCCGAACGCTATAAAAAAGGAAGAGCCAAGGCAAAAGGTGCGATTGCAGGAAGTCTAATACAAAAAGCAAGATCGGGTGAGCTTGGAGCGCAGATATTCTACCTTAAAACTCAGTGCGGATGGAAAGAAACTCAATCGTTAGAGCATTCAAGTCCTGATGGATCGATGACTCCAACTTCTATCGAGCGTGTAATAATTGACAAAACTACAGATTCAGACTCCTAGATGGGCTTTGCCTTTGCTAGAAGGTAATAGTGGTCATCCTAGATACAGAGGAGCAAAGGGTGGTCGAGCGTCAGGTAAGTCGCACTTCTTTGCTGAAGCTGTAATAGAACGACAGCTAATGAACCCAAATAGTAGAGTTGTTTGTATTCGTGAGGTTCAACGATCACTTAAGTTCTCAGCTAAACAAC